TGAAGGCCGTTAAGGGCTGATCCTAGAGGATAACAATTATGAACCGCAAAACCGCAAATCAAGAACAAGACGTCGAGGCAACGAGTGTACGCCCAGTTCGAGTCCCTGTTGGAACTCGTCCCAGAATGTCCGTAGTAGGCAAGAACCCGAATTTTGAATATCGTTGGGTGAATGACTATCCTGGACGTATTGCAGATTTTAAACGAGGTGGATGGGAAGTCTGTACGAACGAAGAAGTCGACACCGGTAATTTCCGAGTTGAAGAAGGCGGGTCTCCCGGCTCTTTGGCCTGTCAAGTTGTCAATGGTGGAGATGGTACAAAAGCTTATGTGATGAAGATCCACAAAGATCTTTATGATGAAGATCAGAAAGCACAAGAGCAGGAAGTTCGTCGCACAGAAGAAACCCTGACGCCTAATACTAATGATGGCGAATATGGCTCAGTTGTTATCGACCGATCAGGTCGTAAGTAAAGTGGCTATGTTGGCCATTAAATTTTAAACTTTTGGAGAAAATCTAAATGGCTAACGTAAGTCGTGTACAGGGTTTGCGCCCTGTCCGTCACCTTGACGGCTCGCCCTGGAATGGGCAACTCACTAAGTATTTCATCGCTGCGAGCAATGCTGTCGCTCTCTTTAATGGCGACTTGGTGACCCTTGATTCAACCACCGACGCTGCTGGTGTTCCTGGTATCCGTAAATTCGTTATTGGTACTGATGCTGCTGCTGTTGGTGTTGTTGTTGGCTTTGCAATCAATCCTTTGAACTTGAACAGCCCGCAATATCGTGCTGCATCTACCGCTACGTATGTGTATGTGGCAGATGCTCCTGATACCTTGTATGAAGTCCAATCTCAAATCACGATTACCGACTTTAACCAAAATGCCGTATTGACCGACGCAGGTGGGTCCACGGTTACTGGTCAGTCTGGTGAGAGTATTTCCGCAGTTAATACTACGGCAACTTCGATTTTGAAGTTGATGGGTGCTTCGGTAAAGGTAGACAATGACATTACTTCGGTAAATGCCAAAGTCTTGGTTATGATCAATAACCATCAATTTAGCGGTGGCACCGGCACTGCTGGCGTCTAAGGTTAAAGGAGATATAAAATGGCTGGTATTATCAATAGCTCAAGCTTTGCCAAGGCTCTTTGGCCTGGTGTAAATGCTTGGTACGGTAAATCGTACGACGAGTATCCTGTAGAGTGGGATCAGTTGTTCGAGAAGTTCACATCGCGCAAGCAGTATGTAGAAGATGTTGGTATCTCGTCTTTTGGTCTTGCCAACGTTAAGCCGGAAGGTAATCCGATTCAATATGACTCGGAGAATCAAACCTTCACGACTCGTTATACTCACATCGTCTATGCTCTTGGGTTTATCATCACCCGAGAAATCATGGAAGATGACCAGTATGATGTAGTTGGTCAGCGTAAAGCACAAGGTCTTGCTTTCTCGATTCGTCAGACCAAAGAAGTGGTTGGTGCAAACGTCTATAACCGCGCCTTCAATAGCTCGTATATTGGTGGTGATAACGTGTCGATGATTAATGCAGCACACCCCAACTTTGCTGGCGGTACGTTCTCTAACCAGATCGGCACGGCCGCTGACTTGTCGGAAGCTGCTCTTGAGCAGGCATGCATCGACATTGCCAACTTCACGAATGATCGTGGTTTGCGTATCGCAGTTCGTCCGCAAAGCTTGATCCTTCCGATTCAGTTGGAATTCGAAGCTGAGCGGATCTTGAAGACGGAACGACGGGTTGGTACTGATAACAACGATCTTAATGCGTTGAAGCAGACTGGGCGTTTCCCCAAGGGCATTGTTCTTAATCACTACCTGACGAACCCGCTGTCGTGGTTTATTCGTACCGATGTGAAGAATGGTCTGAAGATGTTTGAACGGCGTGGTGATGAGTTCGAAATGGATAATGATTTCGACACTGAGAATGCCCGCTTCAAAGCAACCTCGCGTTATTCGTTTGGTTGGACTGATCCGCGCTGCATCTACGGCTCGGCTGGCGTCTAATAAACTGCACCCCTGAAAGGGGGTGCTCCTTTGGAGAATAATTATGGGTTATAAGCAACAAGATATTGTTCCGCTGAATGCGGCCTATCCTGATGCGTTGAATCCCGTCCGCAAAGAATACGCCATTGTTCCATTCCAGGTACTTCGTACTGATACTGGTGCAACGATTAAAAAGGCTGTTCTTCCCGCTGACGCTACGATTCTCGGTATCCGTATGTACATTCAAACTGCATCTAATGCAGGTACTACGGCCACCGTTACGCTGACTGGTCAGGGTGTTGGTCCCACTGGTGCAACATTCGCTTTTGGTACGTTCAGTGTTTTGACGACGGGCACTAGTCTGTTGAACACAACGGTTAACACTGTAACTGGTGTTTTCAATCTGGAGCGTCCTCCGGCAGTACAAACTTCTGGGGATATTTATATCTATGCCCAGTATGCTGAAACCGGTACTGCATCGACTGCGGGTGGTCCATTCTACTTCGTTGTAGAATACACTCGATAATTGAGGGGGCTTCGGCCCCTTCCTTTTCTTACTTTATCTAGGACATACCATGCGCCGCGTAATACAAGCAATTACTGGTATCGCCAACGGCGCTACCGTTCCTGTAGATTCTCGTTCCACAAACTTCGGCATCGGTTTCGGTGTTGTTATTAGTGGGACTATTACCTACACTGTGCAGCACACGTTTGATGATATTTATAATCCCGCTGTAACTCCAACATGGTTTAACAATGCGTATGCAGTAGCCCAAACTGCTAATATCGACGGCAATTATGCCTTCCCTGTTGCGGCTATTCGCCTTATCACCACAGCCGGAACTGGTACAGCCACTATGACAGCTCTGTTTAACGCTACTCCGTCGGTGTCTTATCCGACTCATACATCTAAAGGTACTGGGGTAACGCAAGTACCCAGTGTCTCCATATTTAGTACAGTTTCAGCAGACCAGCTCCTCCTGCTTACGGGCGGAAATCTGCTTCTAATGTCTGGTGGTGATTGGATGCAGGTACAATAACATGGGCGACTATTATGGCCACTAATCAAAACGTAACACAACTGACGGCACAGGCTACCTACGACACCACCTCATTGTTCTACGCAGTGGGTGCTTCTGGTACAACTGATACCAAACTTCCTGGGACGGTGCTTCTAACGAACACGGCCCTCACGGGTGTTCCTACGGCCCCCACAGCGGCTACGGCAACCAACACAACTCAGATTGCCTCGACAGCATATGTCCAAACTAACCTGGGCAGTTATCTTACCTCAGCAATTGCTGCAACCACCTACGCTCCATTGGCCTCCCCCACATTCACCGGGACGGTAACAATCCCGACCGGGGCCTCTATTTCTGGCTACGCTCCCTTAGCTAGCCCCACATTTACCGGATCTCCTGTAGTTCCTGGGTATCTTACTACAGCGGCAGCAGGCTCGACATATGCCCCGCTAGCATCGCCCACTTTTACTGGGACTGTTGTTATTCCGACTGTTACCATCAGTGGTGGCACTGTGAATAGTGCTACGATTGGTGCCACAACGGCGGCTAGTGGCAAGTTCACTACACTACAAGCAACCAGCACAATAACCCCATCAACTACTTCTGGTGTGGTTGGGACTACTTTGGCGGATAATGCCAATGCTGGAAGTATTGGAGAATTCTTGTCCAATTCGACTACAGGCACCGGCATTACATCTGGAAATACGGTCAATGCCACCAGCCTCTCTTTGACGGCTGGTGATTGGGATGTGTGGGGTCAGGCGTTGTTTATCCCCACAGCCGGGAGTATTGTTGTGGGATTAAATGCAGGACTGGGTACTGTTAGTGCAACATTACCGTCCCCGCCCGCAGCAATAGAGCTTGGGATCACACTAGCGACTGGTGCGGCAGGAACTACCGGGCTTAACGTCACAGGGACTAGATTCAACGTATCAACAACTACCACTGTCTTTCTAACTGCTGAGGCTAACAGTGTCACAGTTGCTTCTGCTTCGGTAAATGGGTATATCTTTGCCCGTCGTAGGCGTTAACTATGGCCCGTAATTATTTTAAATCGGGTGAGTGGAATGTTTATTGCATGGTGTGCAATAGAAAGGTTAAGGCCAGCCAAATTTTAAAGCGGTGGGATGGGTTGTTAGTTTGTCAGGATGATTACGAAAATCGTCATCCGATGGATTTTCTCCGGGCTAGACAAGAGCGGATATCTGTTCCCTTCACTAGCGACACCTCTTTCGATCTGTTCGATGGCCCCACCTATCCGGTGTATCCATTCTGTACACAAGAGGGCTCTAGTGGGGTTGCTGGATTTGCTGTAGCGGGTTGTGCTAGACCAGGACTGGGCTTTCCCAATGGACTGCCCGTAACTCAACCAGAAATTCCTGATGAACCAACCACGATTCCTATCGCACTGATGTCTGGAGCCACCCTGCTCTTAGTATCTGGCGGTACTTTAAACTCAATGAATCTATGAATGATATCAATGAACGTATCGCAATACTAGAAGAGCGCTCTGATCGTCATGAGCTTTCTGACAGCGAGATTCTAAAAGAAGTAAAAGCAATCCGCGCCGACATTAATCGATACAAGGGATTTCTAGGAGCTATCTGGTTCTGTGTCTCTTGTGTCGGTATCTTTTTCAGCGCATTTAAATTCTTCCATAAAGGTTAAAGATCATGGCTTTTGGACTTGACGACATCATCGGGGCTGGTTTAGAAATTATCAACAAGTTCATTCCCGATCCCGCTGCTAAAGCACAAGCTGCCTACCAAATGGCACAGCTTCAGCAACAAGAACAATTCAAAGAGTTGGATGTGCAGATTCAAACCATCCAAGCTCAGACGGATTCCAATAAGGCTGAAGCAGCCAGCACCAGTGTATTCGTGTCCGGTTGGCGTCCCTTTATCGGTTGGATTTGCGGCGCAGGTTGTGGCTGGAACTGGATTGGACTGCCTGTTGCTACCTTTGCCTCTACAGCCTTCGGCTACCCTATTCATGTGGCTCCTGCGGATATCTCCCAGATGCTGCCACTGTTGATGGGAATGCTTGGTCTTGGTGCAATGAGAACTGTTGAAAAACTGAACGGCATCAACGCAGGACAATAATCAATGGCAATTAACATGACGTTCACGGATTACAATACGATAATCCCCTCAGATTGGTTGAACAATGTAAACACGGCCGTCAACACAACGCTCCCAGGAATCCCCGCCCAACTAGCGGTACTGACAGCCAAGGCAGTTATTAGTCTAACTGACTATGGTTGTAAATGCAATGGAACTACTAATGATACCACGGCCGTTTTGGCAGCTATTACAGCGATTGGTAGTTCCAAGGTAACTTTGGTAGTTCCTGGACCCACTCTAATCAGTGGCAACGTCACCTTCGCACCCAACACCATTTTGTCTATTCCTCACCAAGGTGGGTTTGTTGGAGTTGCAGGCACCGAACAAGTATACGCCCAAGCCCAGATTGATGCTGGGGCATATCAAATCTTTACCAATTGTGCTCCTCTGACATCTATCGCTCAGTTTATATATCCGGAGTGGTTTGGGGCAGCAGTTGGTGGCACAGACACAGTTAATTTGGCAGCCTTCCAAGCTGCAAGTAACTATCTCCAATTTACCGGGGGCACCATACAGGCGGGATTTGGCATCTATCCAATATCTGCCAACTTTAACATTGGAACGCAAACTGGTAGCGTGGGACAAAATATCAGATTCCAGGGCCGTGGCGAAAATATTACAACCTTTAACCTGACAAATGCAAATAATGGATTTTTGCAGGTTCTTGGGGCTAGTGCCTCTACATTGCAGGGGATTAACCTTAAAGATTTTTCTATAACTAAGACTCCAGCCCCCACAGGGGGAGTGGGGATTTTCCTTCAATACACAGCTCTAGCCAAACTATCTAATATCCATGTCTCTGGAATGCTTCAGGGAATTGGGTTGTTGGGGGCCGGTAA